AAGACTGTTAGTTATCCACCATACAATATTGAAAAAATAAAAGATGGTGCATATAACATTTCAATGGCGGTTGCAGGGTTTTCAAAAGATGACCTGACAATCTCTGTGAAAGAAAATGTCTTAAAGATAAAAGGAAAAAAAGTAAAGAATGAGAAAGATTTTCTTTACAAAGGTATTGGTGAAAGGTCTTTTGAACAATCATTTAAACTTGCTGAATTTACGGAAGTAAAAGAAGTTAAGTTAGAAGATGGTGTTCTTAATGTTTCTTTGATTCAGGATTTACCTGAAGAGAAGAAAGAAAAGACTATCAAAATATCTTAAACCTAAGAGTCTAGGGGGGAGTCAAATCCCCTCTAGTTATTTTAATAATTAATAAAGAGGATATATGGATAAACTTAAACAAAAATGGCAAAGCCTTACTAATAAAAATAAGATTAGAGTTAGTGTGGCGGCAGTTATTATAGTTATCGTTTTGATTAGTATTATAAAATAATGGCAACACAAATTACCCCAACTACTGAACTTCAGGCGGTAAACCAAATGCTGTCGGTTATAGGAGAAGCTCCTGTTAATACAATTACAGGAACTACTACAACTGACGTATCTGTCGCTAAAAATATTTTAGATGAAACATCTATGTCTGTTCAGTCTATGGGTTGGAATTTCAATACTCATTATGCTTATACACTAACAAAAGATATTGATAATAAAGTTCCCTTACCTTCTAATTGCGTTCAAGCTGACGCATCTGCACAATACCGATACTTAAATATAGTTATGCGTGATGGTTATTTATACAACATAACTGATTCTACAGACGTTTTCGGTACGTCTTCAGTCCTACCTACATGTGACTTAGTTCTAGTCCAACAATTTGAACAACTCCCCGAATATGCAAGACAATATATAGCAACGAAAGCCGCTAGACGTTTTGCGTCAAGATTTATTGGAGATAAAGAAATTGTTGAATTGGCAGGAAATGATGAACAAGAAGCCCTTTCGGCTTTTCAACAAGCGGATAGTAGAAGTGCTGATGCAAATATTTTAGAAGGAGATTCTAATACTTATTCAATAATTAATAGAACGCAAAGGAGAACTTAATAATGGGTGGCGTTGTTTCACAATCTATACCTAATTTTCTAAATGGTATGTCTCAACAAACTCCATCACAACGAGGAATTAATCAAGGTCAAGACCAAGTTAATTTACAAAATAATATTGTTGATGGGTTGTCAAAGAGACCACCGTTAGAATATGTCGCTACTTTAGATGGTACGAATGTTTTTCCTAATACAACTAAAATATGGAATATTCAAAGAGATACAAACAATCGGTACATGTGTGCGTTTTATGACAATGGAGTTAGAGTTTTTGATTTATTAGGTAATGAAAAAACTGTCAGTTATCCTGATGGAAATACATATCTTAATTCTACTAATCCTAAAAACGATTTTCGTATGGTTAATATTGCTGATTACACTTTTGTTGTTAATAAGTCTATTACTCCTACGGCTGATAGTTCAACTTCGGCGGCAAAAATAGAGGAATTTCATGTTTACTGTAAAGCAACTAATTATGGTAGAGAATATAAAGTTGGGGTTAATCACCCTGATATTGTTACAGCAGGAATTACTGAAGGATATGAAGTAATATTTCAAGTACCTACAGGAAGTGTTGCGGCAACAGATAGCAAATTTAGAGATACAAATAAAATTACAGATATACTTTTATATGGTACTGCAAGTTCACATTATGATGCTAGTGCTAATGGAATAGGATTTAAAACAATTAATAAAGCGACAGGGGCAAGTGTATCTACTACACAAGGATTAAATAATTATGCTCCAATTACTGCTGAATTTACTTTTGAAGCATTTGACTCGGTTATCTATGGTAAACCGACTGATGGAGATGAAGATTATGAAGTAACAACTTCTGATGGTTCGGGCAATACAGCTATGTATGCTGTTAGAGATACGATACAAGATTTTACAAAATTACCTTATTACGGAAAAGTAGGAACTATTGTTAAAGTTACTGGTGACGAAGGTGATACGCTTTCAGATTATTTTGTAAAATTTGATGGTGAGGGTGTGTGGACTGAAACTATAGCTCCTGCAACAAGTCTAGGAGTAACAGACACAACAATGCCACATGCTTTAGTAAATAATAATGATGGTACATTTACATTTAAGAAAATTATATGGTCAGATAGAACCTGTGGTAATTCAACAGACACTAATCCTGACCCAACTTTTGTTGGTAAAACAATAGAGAATTTAACTTTTTATAAAAATAGATTAGGAATATTATCAGGAGAGAATTTAATTTTATCGGGTAATGCTGACTTCTTTAATTTCTATGGTACAACAGTTACACAAGTTTTAGACACTGACCCTATTGATGTAGCGGCTTCAGGTAGACAAGTTAATACACTTAAAAGTTCTGTATTATTTAATGAAACATTATTATTATTTTCTGATACAGCTCAATTTAAACTTGGACATGCAGGAGATATGGTTAGTCCAACGACTTCTATTCTCCCTGAAGTTTCAAGTTTTGAACATGATGAATCAGTAAGTCCTATAGCGGCAGGAAGGTTTGCATACTTCACTCAGGCAAGAACAAACAATACAGCACTAAGAGAATATTATTCTGATGATGAAACATTAACAAATGATGGTTTAGATATTTCAGTTTCAGTACAAACTTTAATTCCAACTAATGCTTATCAAATTATAAGTAATACAGTTGAAGATTGTCTAGCACTTTTATGTTCTGATACGGCAGATACTCAAGTAGCTCCGTATGCTACAACTTCAAACGTAACAGCAACTAACGCTGATACTATGTTTATATATAAATATTTCTTTGATGGTGGTGATAAAGTACAAACCGCTTGGTCTAAATGGGAATTTGCAGGAGTTAAAATACTCGGTGGATTTTCAGTAGAAAGTATTATTTATTTATTTACGGCTGAAGGAAAAACTACAAAATTATTTAAAATAGATTTAAGAAATTTAAAAGATGAAACACTAGGTTTTGGTGTATATATTGATAAAAGAACACCAGTAACAGGAACTTATGCTAGTGGCACTGGTTTAACAACTTTTGTTTCTCCGTATGGATATAAAGACGGATTAATGGCAGTTGATAGAACTGATGGAACAAATTATGCTCTTACAGATGCCGCTAATGCAACTTGCACAATTACAGTTACAGATGCACTCAATATTGCTGTCGGAACTACTCTCACATTTACGGACAATGCTGGTGTTTCTACAACAATGACAGGGACAGCAACAAACCCAACTACTAATCCAAATGAATTTAGTGTAGGAGTAGATGCGGCATCTACAGCAGATAATATTGCTGTCGGAGCTTATAGCCTTTATGGTATTAATGGTTTAGCGGGATATTCAGCTCCTAATCCTGCATCAAATGTAATTACAGTTACAAGAGCAGTGGCAGGAGCTTCAAATTTAACTGTGACTTCTTCTGACCCTGTAAGATTAGCTGTTACAAATTTTGTTACTCCTGCAACTACTTTTACTTTAGTTGGTAATCATACTAGCGTATGGTTAGGAACACCGTATGCTTCTTTGTATACATTATCACCACAATATATTAGAGAAAGCACTGGAAGAGGATTGTTAGCTCTTACTACAGGTCGTTATCAAATTAGAAATATAGCATTAACTTTTGAGAACTCAGGTTTCTTTGAAGTTGAAGTAACACCAAATAACAGAAGTACGTCTACAACAGTAATGAATGGATATATTATAGGAACGGCAGGAGCTACAGTGGGTAATCCCGCTATAACTTCAGGCACAATTAAAGTTCCAGTACAATGTAGAAATACCGATTTTACTTTTGATATTAAGAGTAGCTCACACTTGCCCATGTATATAGCAGGGGCAGAAGTAGAGGGCTATTATCATAATAGAGCAAGTAGAATTTAGGTATGGCAGTAACAGGTTTAGAAGAGAATTATGTACGTCCTGCAACGATAAAGGACGCACTACAATTAGCTCCAAGAGTTAGGATAGCTGATAGAGAAGAAATAAGGGCTTCAGATAATAAAAGTCCTTTGGAAGCTCTTGTCGTTCCTTTTTCAATAGATAAAAGTAAAAATTATACTATTGTAGGAACTCTTAATGAAGGAGTTATAGGCATGTTTGGAGCATGTCCAACAAAAGACCCCGCTTATGGGGTGGCTTGGTTAATATCAAGTGAAGATTTATTTAAACATACAAAACAATTTATGAAAGAATGTCCATATTGGATTTCTCAAATGGGAAATGGATATGAATATCTTTATAATTGGATAGATAGAAGGAATTGGAAATCAATGAAATGGTTACAATTTTTAGGTTTTGAACCTAAAGATGAAATGAAACAATATGGGGTGGGTAAACTGCCCTTTTTATTAATGGTGAAAGAGGTAAAAAAATAGATGTGTGGAATACCTGAAGCACAATTAGCAATTAGTGTTCTTACTACTGTAGCTAGTTTTCGGAACGACAAAGAGGTATATAAAAGAAATGTAGCGGCTCAAACTAAAACTATGGAACACGCTAATGTAGCATATCTAAATGATTTATCTAAAATTGATGCTGAAACTTCTAGGGCAGAACAAGCAAGGTCTTTAGAAATGCTAACAATGAGACAAGAATTAACGAAAAACCAAGCCTATGCTCTTAACTCAGGTTTTGGTAACTCTCTTAGAGTAGTACAAGATATAAGTGGTAAACATGATTTAGCAACAGGAGAGCTTATTTTTATGTTTGAAAAAGATATAATGACTCTACAAAATCAAGAACAAGATGCTTATGCAAATCTTTGGCGTACTGCTAGTGATATGCAACCACTACAACCACCTAGTCTGTTAGGTTCAGGTCTTGCTCTTGCAGGTGCAGGATTAAGCTATGCAAGAGATGATGATAGAAAATATTTTAAGAAACCAAAAAATATGATGATTTACTTCATTAGAAAAAATTATGGCATATAAATCTCAAGTAACTCAAAAGTGGTTTGGCTCTACAAACAAAGGTAGGGTTAGACTTTTAGACGCTAGAAAAACTGAAATGGGTCAAATTGTTTCTGCATTAAGAAATGATTTTACTCCTGCTCTAAACAAATTTTCAGAAACGTATGTTGAGAAAAAACAAACTGTAGCAGGAGCTAAAATGGAAGAGCTTTATGCTAGTGGGTGGAATACAAAAAAGATTAGAGATGCCA